AAGAAGTACAAGTACCCGCGCAAAAGGAAATCAGCATTGACCAAATTAATGGGATGCTCAGTTCTCTTTCCAGACGCAACACAGCTCTTACAAATGAAGCTGTACAACTTGAGGCCTCTCTTGGAGTTGTTACGAAAGTTGCAGAAGAGGCAGGAAAACGTATTGCCGGATTGGAAGCAGAACTTGCAATCGCAACCGAGGCGTTTAAAGCACCCGAAGACGTTGTCAATTAATAAGTCCTGAACTATGGAGGCATCCTGTGAAAGTAGGGTGCCTCCTTTTTTAGGCGGAGAGAAATCCCTAAATAATACGAGAACACGGAATCAAATACACCTTATTTTGGGGAAAATGCATGGCTACTCCTACCACAAGAGCAACACTCAAACAATATTGCCTAAGAAGGTTGGGCTTTCCTGTCATTGATATTAATGTTGATGATGACCAAGTTGAAGACAGAATTGACGATGGATTGCAGTATTTTGCAGAATATCACTTCGATGGTGTGGAAAAAGTATATCTCAAGCATCAACTTACGGCCGCAGAAATCACACAAGAATACATTACTGTCGCCAATCCTGTTGTCAGTATCTTGGGAGTATTTCCTTTTTCCGAAGGCAGCAGTACAAATAATATGTTTAATGCACGGTATCAAATTGCACTAAACGAGTTCTACAATTTTAGTAGTGTTTCAATGATGGATTATGTGAACGTCAATCAACATCTCAGATTGATAGAACAAATTCTTGTTGGTGAACAATCAATAGAATACAACAGAAAAACTGACAAACTTTATCTGCCTGGGATGAATTGGGGTTCGGATGTTATAGAAGGAAACTATCTAATCATTGAGTGTTGGAGAGCACTTGAACCAGAAACAAGCACACAAGTTTACAATGATTTGTTTCTAAAGAAATATACGACTGCTCTTATAAAACGTCAGTGGGGAAGTAATCTATCAAAGTTTGAAGGTGTACTTCTTCCCGGTGGAGTTACAATGAATGGTCAAGCAATCTATGAAGCTGCGAACACCGAGATCGATAAAATAGAAGAAGAAATGCAATCACGATTTGAACTTCCAGTTGATTTTGCAATTGGTTAGTCCACCAAGAAGTTAATAGGATAATAAATGTCCACTCATATAAACATTTTTTTTGTAGGAAACTATAATGACGGTAAATAATTACGTCCGAAACTTTGAGTTCGTTGGAGAACAGAGACTTCTTGAAGACCTTATTATTGAGTCTATCCAAATGTATGGCACTGAAATATATTATATACCACGAGTGGCAGTAAAGGAAGACCCAATCTTTGGAGAAGATGTTCTTCAAAAATACAATGGTGGATATTCACTAGAAGCATATATTTCAAGTACAGATGGGTTTGAGGGTGAAGGAGACTTCCTTGGTAAATTTGGACTTGAGCTTCGTGATACAGTAAACTTTTCTATTTCAGTAAGACGATTCGATGAAACAGTCCACGAAAATGTTAGACCATTCGAGGGAGATTTAATTTATTTTCCTATATCGGGTGGTCTGTTTGAAATTAAATTTGTTGAACATGAAAATCCCTTCTATCAGATTGGTAAACTTCACACCTATGCATTATCGTGCGAATTGTTCCGTTATTCTGGTGAAGAACTGGATACTGGAATTGCAGAAATTGATGCTGTTGAAAAAGAAAGTGGTAGTACCCAGAATCTTACAATGCTTGTGGATGAAATTTACCAAGAGGATGGACTATCTGACATTTATGCGATTGGTGATAATGTGACACTAGAAACAATCATGCTTGGAAATATTATCCAAGAGAGTGTGTCACTTGGAACATATCTCGAAGATGAAGTTGTCTATCAAGGTGCATCACTTTCGACAGCAACAGCTGTGGGACGAGTTGCATTTTGGGATCATGATGATAGAATATTAAAAATATTTGTGACAGATGGTGTATTCAAAACATCTACACAAAATCATTTGTTAGTTGATGTGACAATAACGGATGAAGATAGATTACTACAAGAAGACACCAGTGGCACTTTTGTATTTGAATTAGGCGAAGCTGAAGCTGCTGTAACAGGAGTAACATCTGGTGCAATTTATTATCTAGGAACTGTTGCAGACGATTCATCTGCTGTTGAATTTAGTGACAACGAATCTTATGAATCACAAGCAGATGATATCTTAGACTTTTCTGAGGGTAATCCTTTCGGTGAATTTGGTAACTTAGCAGAGTTGGATATATAAATGCTCAAAACATTTTATCACGGAACAATGCGCCGTCTAACAATTGGATTCGGTACACTATTCAATAATATTCATATTCAGAAAAAAGATGCATCTGGGGACATTCAACTGGACTATAAGGTTCCTTTTGCATATGGTCCAAAGGAAAAGTTTCTTTCTCGTATCAATCAGAACAATACAATAACTGGAAATGAGACAGATGTTGAAATAACACTACCAAGAATTTCATTTGCGATGGGTGGACTGACCTATGATACCACCAGAAAAATGAATACGATGAACCGGAATCAAATTGTTAATGCTGCAAATCCTAGTAGAGTTGATTGGCAGTATGAGAAGGTTCCGTATAATCTTGAATATAATCTCAGTGTCATGGTTAAAAATACAGACGATGGTCTACAAATTGTCGAACAGATTTTACCATACTTTACACCAGATTTTAACATAACATTAAAAGATAATCCCGACATGGGGTTCAGTACAGACATACCCATCTCGTTGACGAGTGTAAATCACCAAGATGATTATGAAGGAGATTTTGAATCCAGACGAGTTCTAGTGTGGGACTTCACCTTTGTGGCGCGAATGAATCTCTACCCACCAACAGGTGAACGTGGGATTATTAGAAAAGTTATTGTTCAATCGTATCCTCAGACAGATGATACGTCACCAGAGAATAGAAATACAGCTAAACCTGGCAAAGAACTTGTGAGAATTGTAATAGTTCCTAGTCCACTGAATAGTGACGCTGATGATGATTATGATTATACTACGACTCAAACTGACTTGTTTGTGTAGGAGAGGACATGGAAACTATACTTGAAATTGATGAACAACTATCATTTAACTTTGGCAAAGTAGAGGAAACTACACAGGAACTTGTCCCATCAATACCCATTCACGGTGCAATGGTGCCAGTCGAAGTAGGTAATACATTAGAGAATGATTTTGAGAAGTCGCGGGAGATGTATTCAGATTTATTGGACCAAGGTAGAGACGCACTCGCAGAAATTATTCATATTGCAGGCGAGACGAATCATCCAAGAGCATACGAGGTTGCATTTCAGGGCCTCAAAAATATTGGTGAACTAGGTGAGAAACTCATGGACATTCATAAAAAAAGAAAAGATGTTCAGGGTGCAATCATGCCTGATTTTGGGGACGGAAAAACTAACATAGAAAATATGAATGCAGTATTTGTTGGTAGCCTCGCAGAACTTCAAAAAGAACTTGGATCTTCTGGTCAGGGTGGAGTCAAAGAAGAAATCATTGAGATGTAAATAAGGGAGTTTAAGAATGACCTATCTTGGGAATCCTTTGATTGATGGCGCAAATGTTCCAAAATCCTTTACCAAGCCACAGATCAAAGAATATATGAAATGTGCAAAAGACCCTATTTATTTCATCAAGAAATATGTAAAAATCATTCATGTTGATAAAGGCCTCATGCCTTTCAAACTATGGCCGTTTCAAGAGAAGATGGTAAGCACCTTCCATGAAAATCGTTTCTCTATTTGTAAGATGCCCCGGCAGACAGGAAAATCCACAACTCTTATTGCATATATTTTATGGTATGCATTATTTAATCCAGAAGTAAAGATTGCAATCCTTGCAAACAAACTTACGACTGCAAGAGAACTACTTGGTAAATTTAGACTTGCATATGAAAGACTTCCTACATGGATGCAACAAGGTGTTGTTGGGTGGAATAAAAGTAGTATCGAGTTAGAAAATCTTTCTACTGTTATTGCTGCTGCAACATCATCAGATGCAGTTCGTGGGTTCACATTTAATCTTATCTTCATGGACGAGTTTGCATTTGTTCCACAGAATATTGCTGAAGATTTCTTTAGTTCTACATTCCCCACTATTTCATCTGGTACGACAACCAAAGTTATGATTGTGTCCACGCCAAATGGACTGAATCTATTCTATAAACTCTGGGTAGATTCCCAAGAAGGTAGAAATGACTATGCAAATTTAGAGGTACATTGGTCCGAAGTTCCAGGCAGAGATGAGGCCTGGAAAAAGAAGATGATTGATAATACGAGTGAAGAACAGTTCAAGACAGAGTTTGAGGTAGAGTTTCTTGGAAGTACGAGAACCCTAATCTCTGGTCAGAAATTGCGAGAACTTGCATATAAGGCTCCAGTGTATTCTACTGATGGGTTTGATATTTACAATCAACCAGAAAGTGGTCACTCTTATACAATGGTGGTTGACACTTCGCACGGAAAGGGAATGGACTACTCAGCCTTCGTAATCATTGACCATACAGAATCTCCTTACCGATTGGTTGCAAAATTTAGAGACAACGAAATATCTCCGATTCTATATCCCACCTTCGTAGTGACAGCAGCAAAACAATATAACAATGCAGGGATTTTGGTGGAAAACAACGATGTTGGATATCAAGTGGCAAATAGTATCCACAATGATATTGAGTACGAGAATCTATTTGCAACCACTTTACGAGGGCGTGGCGGACAGAGGATTTCTGCTGGGTTTGCAAGGTCATCTCAATTTGGTGTGAAAACAACAAATCAGGTAAAGAGAATTGGATGTACTAATCTCAAATCACTAATAGAAAGTAACACTCTTGTAATTGAAGATTTTCACACGATTGCAGAATTGTCCGCATTCGCAGCAAAAGGAAAAAGTTGGGAAGCTGAATCAGGACACCACGATGATCTTGTTATGTGTCTTGTCTTGTTTGCATGGTTAACAACACAGGAATATTGGAAAGAAATCTCCCAGATCGATATGCGAAAAGTCATGTACGAAGATAAAATGAAAGATATAGAAGAAGATTTAGCACCATTTGGTTTCATTGATGATGGCCTGAAGGAAGAAGAATTTGTCGATGTAGAAGGAGATCGGTGGTGTATCATTCGGGACGATGACGGCGAGGCTATGAGTTATGGAGATTCCATGGCACTACCTGATGCCCGCTGGTGGTGAAATCTCCAAAATACTAAATATACATGAAGATTAAAATTACGATCCAAAGCGATCAACGAAAAAATATAGACCCTTCCATGCAATTTAAGGAGAATTTCTCATGGGATTTGCTTTATCACCTTCTGTTACCGTAAAAGAAATAGATCTTTCTACAATCATTCCAGCTGTTGCAACTACGAATGCCGGGTTTGTCGGTGTCTTTCCTTGGGGCCCTGTTGATACAAGAGTGCTCCTGAGTAGTGAAGATGATCTTACTCGAACTTTTGGCGAACCCGATGCAAATACTTATAAATTTTTCTTTCAGGCTGCAAACTTCCTCGCATACGGAAATAATTTGAGAGTAGTTCGTGCTGCAACTGGCAACTTGAATGCAACATCTGAAAATACAACGGGCGGTGCTGGTACTGGAGCAGGACTGTTGGTCAAAAATGAAGATCATTATAATGCAAACTACGCTGATGGTAGTGCAAATAGTGGTATTGCAGTTGCAAAATATCCCGGCACAAAAGGAAACAGCCTTCAAATAGCTGTTTGTCCGTCAGCTGCAGTTTATAGTTCTACCCTGACTGGAAACATTACGATGGCATCAGTTGGGTTGACGACTGTGACCGGGAGTGGTACAGCTTTTGATACAGAAGTCAAAGTTGGTGATCTGATTGAGTTGCGTCATGCAACTCCAAATATATATCAATATTTGCGAGTGACCGCTGTTGGTAGTGCTACTTCAATGACAGTTACTTCTATTGATACTGGTGTTGGAACAGAACGCGGCAATCTGGCGATTGTTACGACTCAGGCAACTACTATTCGTAAGTGGGGATGGTATAACCACTTTGACGCGGCGCCTGGAAGCTCAGATTTTGCTAAAAACTCTGGTTCTACAACTCTCAATGATGAAATGCATGTTGTCATTGTTGATGAAGATGGTGTCTGGACTGGTACAAAACGAACTATCCTAGAAAAATTTGCTTTTGTTTCAAAGGCGTCTGATGCAAAAACTATTAATGGTGGTTCTAACTATTATGTTGACGTTCTAAACTCTACTAGTGCATATATGTGGTGGACTGACCATGTTGCAACAGCGAACTGGGGAACGTCTACCATCGTTCGACAAGCAGCTGGAAGTGCATATACTGCAACTACATTAAACACATTCTCTTTTGCTGGTGGAACCGATGATAATGCACCGACTGACGCTGAATTGCAAACTGGATATCTCCAGTTTGCTGATGCAGAAACGGTTGATGTTTCTCTTATTATCGGTTGTCCTACTGAAACAGTTGTTGGAACAGTAAACAACTGGATCATCGATAATATTCTAGAAGTCAGAAAAGATTGCGTTGGATTTATTTCTCCGCAAGAGTCTGATGTTGTAAATAATGACACATA